CTAGATTCTATGAAAATGCATTGAAAACATGGACAATCAGAGATATAAAGAAATTGAAAACTGCTTAGGAAAACAAATTGAATTACAAAGTGTTTTGGACTTTAGATGAATTTGAAAAATATTTTTCAGAAAATTTTTGAAAAGTAAATACTTTTATGATAAATAATTTATATAGTAATGTCAAATTCAATGATTATGTTCCAACATTTGAAACTTATGAAGAAAAACTTTTAAGTATTAAAAATACATATACAACTGGCTATAAATTAGCTGAAATATATCATGATGGAATATCAGATGCAATTTATAGTCCTATAAGTAATGATTCATCAAATATACCTTCTTATAATGATATAAGTACAAAACTTTGTGCTGAATCATCATCTAGAATTTCTAATGATGATTATCTTTGTTCATAGTTGTCTTCATTGTCTGATATTCAACCAATTTCAAATTCATTAAGCATTGAATATGTTGATAGAACACAATATTATAATTTATCAGCTGGAAACATAACTTCTAATAATACTTCAAGGAAAATATATATTCTTTCAAATATGTTCTCTTACATGAATAATTAGAATATAATAAATTTAGGAAGTGCTATATTATCATTAGATGCTGTTCCAAAATTTCAAGTTGATGCATTGTCAAATATTATTGATACATTATCTGATTTATATGATTAGCTTTCAACTGCATATAGTGAAATATCATCAACATCATCTACTACAGAACCTGATAATAATTATTTTTGTATTGAAGCATTAGATGATGAAGTGCATGTTAGTTTAGATAATATTAAAAATGAATTATTAGAATTAAGTTCAAATAATAATAAATTATATAAAAATTCGAATAATAGTGAATGGTTTAAATTAGATTCTGAACAATATTATATAATATTGTCAGCAGGAAATAAATTAAAAATTAGAAATATTACAAGTAATAGTAGTTCTAATATTAAAATTAATATAACTAATGGAAAAGCAAATATTTATGGAAAATTAGCTAATTCATTAAACTTACCTTCATTAGTATCAAATAATACTACTCTTAGTGGTTTATTTAGTGGATCAAAAATTTATAGTGCATCTGAATTAGATTTAGATGATATATATATAGTTTCAGATGGTTATTTTGCTAATATGTTCAAAAAATGTACATATTTAGTATATGCTCCATTAAAACTTCCAATAACATCTAAAGAAAAATGTTATACTAGTATGTTCCAAGGATGTACATCATTGATATCTACTCCTGAACTTCCAGCAACAAATCTTGTTCTAAATAATTATTGTTATTCTAGTATGTTTGAAGATTGTACATCATTGACATCTGCACCTGAACTTCCTGCAACAATACTTGCTGATTATTGTTATTATAGAATGTTTTTTGGTTGTACAAAATTAAAATTTGGTCCATCAAAACTTCCAGCAAAAAAGCTTAAAAGTCATTGTTATGATGCTATGTTTTAGGAATGTGAATCTTTAATAGCTACTCCTACATTTGAATTATCAAATGTTGCAGAATATTGTTGTGCTAATATGTTTTATTATTGTAGTGCACTTACTACAGCTAATATAAATCTTTATGCACAAACACTTAATAAATGGTGTTATTATTAGATGTTTTCAAAAACAGCATTAACTACTGCACAATATCTTTATGCAACAACACTTGCTACAAGTTGTTATAGTTCAATGTTTGCTTATACTAAAGTAAAAGTAATACATTATGCTGAAAAAGCAAAAGATTAGATAATAAAAATGGGTATAGATGAAACTTGTGGTTTAAATAGAAATGAAGTAACAATCTATTATGATTTATGAATTTATCAAGAAAAAAATGTAATTTTTCTTATTAAAAAATTTATGTAAAATATATTTAAAAAAGGATTTTTATGGCTAAACGTAAAAATGCAAATATGAAGACATTTATGAATACTGTAAATTCTTTAGAAACTAACAAAGAAAAAGCAGATAAAGAATTAGCAGAAATCAACAAAATTAAGTATTCAAATGATTTAGAAACAAAAACTGACATTAATACTACAACAAAAATTCCATTAGTATCAGTTGAATCTATAAATAAAGAATTTGATTTGTCTAATGATGTAAAAAACAAACAATTCAAAAACACTAATGATGAAACAATTGTAAATCTTCAAACAGAAGTAAAAAATTTGTATAAAGAAAAATCTGAATTGATTGATTAGTTAGATTCATATATATCTAAAACTAAAAATCTAGAAGAAACAAACAAAAAATTTGAAAATGACATTGCAAATTATCAAAATCAAATTTCAAATTTATAGCTTCAAATAATAACATTGAAAAATGAAATCGATTTATTGAATGAAAAAATTTCAGATTAGACAAAAAATACAAAAAATTCTTCAGATATATAGTCTAAATCAGTAAGTTATTACAATAATAGATTTTAGTATGATAAAAATGGTTTTTATTACAGTAGAAACAATGGATATACAAGTTGGAATTAATTGAAAAGAGATTTAGATGGAATTAGATTTTTCTATAGATGTAATTGAAAAATTATTGTTGAAAAAAGCATTAAATGACAAAAATTGGCTTAATATTTTGTCAAAAGTCTATGATAAACGTTGGTTTAAAGATCAAGTGTTGTCATAGATTTTAAAAAATATGATATTGTTTTACAACAAATATGATACAATACCTAATATTAAAACAATAAATGCTTTATCTAAAAAATTTATAGAAAAACATCCTGAACAAACTAATTTTACATTAGCTGCATCATAGCAATTGCTAGCTGAAGTTTCTAGTTTGAATTTGAATCTTCCTGATGACATCATAAACAAAAACATAAAAGAATACATTAGAAGAAATGCATTTTATAATTCGCTTTATGACAATGCAAATCTTCTAGAAAAAAGTCCTGACAATTATGAAAAAGTTGTAGACAAATGTCTAGAGAATTTTGACAGAGTTCAAAAAATAACATTCAATGACACAGATTTAGGATTTAAATATTTTGATGAATCTCAAATGAAAAATCATTGGGATTATATTTTGAATCCTGAAGCAAAAATTAAAACTGGTTGGGATTCAATAGATCAATATACAAATGGTGGATTTTTGAAATCTGGCAAAATGCTAGCATTGTTTATGGCATAGGCAGGTTTAGGAAAATCAGTTTTCATGAGCAATGTTGCAGTTAATTTTTTGAAGCAAAATCTTGGTATAGTCGTAATTTCATTAGAAATGAGCCAAGATGTTTATGCACAAAGATTTGATGCACATATATCAAATAAAAACATAAACAAACTAGCAGAAAATTCAAATGATGCAATTTCTAAAATCAAAAATTTTTACTCTAAATATCCAAAAGCAAATTTGTTTCTGAAAGAATATCCACCAAGATCAATTTGCACAAAAGATATTGAACAATATCTTGAAAATTTGAAAAACAATGGAGAACAATTTGATATTATTGTGATTGATTATTTGAATTTGGTTCTTCCAAACAGAAAAACTGATTCAATGTTCAAAGATGGATTAGCAGTTTCAGAAGAATTGCGTGCATTAAGCTATAAATTCAATTGTCCAGTCATAAGCGCAGTTCAATGCAATACTGAAGGTATGAATTCACAAGATATTGATATGCAAAATGTATCTGAAAGTCGTGGTATTTGCCACACTGCAGATTTTATTTGTGCATTATATCAATTGAATGAAGACAGAGAAAATGGAATAATAAATTTGAAAATCGTCAAAAATCGTCTAGGTGGCATGGTTGGAAAGCATGCAATGTTTAAATTAGATCCTGAAACATTGAATCTTGCTGACATAACATTTGACAATAATTATAGTGAAACATCTGAAAATTCTGAAATGAATGCTGTTTTAAAGTCAATAAATTCAAATGATGATTTCATGAATTTTAAATGAAATTCACAAGAAAACAATTAAAACAAATTTTTGATGAAATTGAAGCTCTAGAATCATATAGAGCTCAAATTTATTTTATTTGCAAAACATTCAAAAGAAATTTTCCAAATGTTTTAAAAAGCAAAAAATTTCTAGATTTGTTAACTTACATTGAAAACAACACTAGATTTGCAGATGACACATGCAAAATATCTACAAAAATTTGGTTTGTTTTGCATGGATTTAAATATATTCCAAAATGTGAAACATGTGGAAAAATCTTAAACAAGAAAAATGTGAAAAATGTATTTTCAACATATCCACGATTTTGCAACAATGCTTGCATGAACAAATCTTAGGATCACATATTGCATTGCTAGACAACTACATTGAAAAATTATGGAGTTAAAACTCCACTTCAAAATATTGAATTGCATAAAAAGGCACAAAATACATATTTCAAAAAAACTGGATTCAAATTTCCTGGACAAAATCCTGATGTTAAGCTTAAAGCAAGAAACACATACAAGAAAAAAACTGGATATGAACATATTTTTGAAAATCCTATTTTCAAAAAACAACGAAATGAAACTTGGTTGAAAAAATACAATACAACAAATCCAAACAAATGTGAAAACATCAAAGAAAAAATAAGCTAGACATGTTTGAAAAAATATGGAGTGAGAAATGTTTTTCAAAGTGACAAATTCAGGAAATATTCTAGAAAAACGTATCAATATGACAATTTCACTTTTGCTAGCAAACCTGAAATTTGTTTCTATATTTGGCTAAAAGACAACAACATTAAATTTGAATTTCAACCAAAAACTAATTTCATATATGTATTTCAAAAAAAACTTCACACATATACTGCAGATTTCTACTTAATAGACACAAATGAATATATTGATTTGAAAGGTGATCAGTTTTTCAAAAATGATGGAACAATGCAAAATCCATGGAATCATGACGAAGATGAATTGTATGAAGCAAAACATCAATGTATGTTGAAAAACAATGTGAAAATTTTTCTAAGTTCACAATATGAAAAATTTTTGAAATATGTAGATTTGAAATATGGAAAAAATTTCTTAGAAAAATTCACAAAAACTGTATAATATTTAAATATGAAAAAAACTAAAAAAACTGCAACAACAAAATCTACAGATAATTCAATAATTGCTTGTGAAAGAGAAGAAATCAAAATTACAAATCATAGTTTAGATTCTAATGTTGAAACTAGTTTTTTTTATACAAATGACAAATTCATAAATTCTATTGACAATATTGATATTATTGCAGTTCTTTTAGAAAAGTATCCAAATTTAAATGGTTAGAATACTGATTCAGTTTTAAGAAAAACTATCATTCAAATTTTAGATGATGATGAATTCATTAAATATATTTTGAATTATTACAATATGTCAATATATGATTTTTTTAAAGTATTATATAAATAGTTTGGTGCAATATTTAATGGAATTTATCTAAAAAAAATCAAAAAGACTATAGAAAATAAAGAATATGCAAAATCTGAAAACAAATATTATTGACAATTATGAAATTGCATAGTATTTAAAATTTAGATTACAAGATAAAAATCCATATATAGAAAACACAATTCCACTTAGAGCAATAAAAGCTAAAAGTTTTTATCAAAAAAACAAGAAACAAATAGATAATATCATTTAGATTCAAACTAAATACAATAATTTTAATATATACAAGTATATTGATTTTTTTGTAGATGAAATATATAATTTCAAAGATTAGTTGAGCAATTTTTATGATAAATATTCATTGATTAAATATAGAGATTATCTTAATTATGAAAAAAAACAAGATAGAATTTATAGTTATTTTTTAAAGTCGATTAAAAATATTGTAAATGATTGTAAGCAACTTAATATTTTTTCAGCTAAAGATTATCTTAGATATTTAATAAATAATAAAAAATTGTCACAATATTATATTTCTGGAAAAATATCATGTTATTTTTTTGCAGCAATACCAAAATTTAAACTATTGATAGAAAAATTAGATAAATTTGAAAGAAATGATTTAAATGACATTTACACAAAGTATGAAATGTACAATACAGAAATTGTCAAAATATTTATGAAAAAAACTAATAAAAAAGTAAATCCATTAGATTTAATTGATTAGTTGCTGAAAAAATGATGTACAATATATTTTGTATTGTAAAAATACAAATTAAACAATAGTTAAATAAACAACAGTAAAAAAAGGAAAATAACAAATGTGTACATTCTTGTCACAACTGCCTAAACGGTCAAAATCAAATGGTACAGCTCAAAATAAAAGTCTAGTGCTTTCATTGAAGCCATGTCCAGATATTGATGGAAAGCCATCATGGTATAGAGTACGTCTATTAGCATGGTCATCTCCAGAAAAAAATGATAGAGATTATCCATTTATTGAAAGATTTGTTCATCAAATTTGGAAGAAATCTGATAAAGGTTTTCCAATTATTGATGATGAAGTCACATGTCCTGTGACAAAACATGTTCATGTTGAAGGAAATAGATATGATGCATGTCCAATGTGCAAAGTAGCAAATCAATATTTCATTACATGGAAGTCATCAAATTATACAGATCGTGAAGCATTGAAAAAGAACAATGAAATTGGAAGAAAGTATCAAGCAATTATTCCAGTTTATGTGAAAGATGATCCAAATTACAATGGAAACAATGGTAAGTTTAAAGTTTTGATTTTCAATGACAAAAAGTTTTATGCAGAATTTGTCAATAAAGTCAATAAAGCTTCATAGACAAATTGTGTATTCAATGGAAAAAATGCAGTTGATTGCTGTTTGCATGTATCAGAAGTTTCTGAAGTGAAAAATGAAGGACAACCAAATGAATATGTATATAAGCATAAAGTAATTGATAAAGTTACTTTTACAACAAAACCATATGATATTCCAACAATTACAAAAGATTGGGTGACTAATAGTGGTTTTGATGAAGAGTACTATACATCTTCAACTCCAGAAGAACTTCAGACATTTTACAATCGTCATTTTAAAGTTTCAAATGATGATATTCCAGATGATGATATGATTCAAACATCAGATACAAACATTAAACCTGAAACTAATACACAACATTCAGTTAAGCAATTGTCAAATGATGAAAAGAAAATTGACAATGATATAAGTGATTCTGATATTGATGATTTGACATCTGATATTGACAATGAGCAACTTAAAGTTGTAAATGAAACAAAATCTAGTGACACTAAATCAGATATGCAATCTGAAGATTCTTCAACAGAAAGTGTAGATGATTTACTAAAAGGTTTAGATTTATAAATTAAAGAGAGAGAAATCTCTCTTTTTTTTTGTATAATATAATTTATATGTTTGTTGCATAATTAAGAAATATGGTGTTTCTAATGATTGCAGCAAAATACTTAGCAAAAATGCAAGTAGTGAAAGGCATAAAATAAAATGATACGTATATATAAAGATCCAATATGGGAATTGATGGATTTTTTCACAAATCCATTTGAAAGTAAAGTAAACAACACTGGATTACGTTGTATAAAAAGACCACATAATCTAATTAATGTGAAAGATGAAAATGGCAATATTATTGCACAAAAGTTGACTGTTGTTACAACTCCTTTCAAGAAGGAAGATGTAAAAGTCACAATTGTTGACAATAATCTCACTGTACAATGTGGATCTGAAAAGAAATATGATGAAGAAAATGAAGATGTTGTATATCGTGGAATTTCTTCACAATCATATTCATTTTCATTGAAACTAGCTCCAGGTGTTGACAAGAAAGCAATTACAGCTGAAAACAAAGATGGTTTATTGACTATCAAAATTCCAGTTGTAACATAGACTGAAAAGAAACCAGAAGAAATTGAAGTTAAAATTGCTTAAATTAAAACTAAAAGGTAAGTTTAAAGCTGGTAGAAATACCAGCTTTTCTAGTTTTGTATGATATAAAAAAGAAAGATAAAAAAATGAAAATTGATTTATTAGCATATACTCCAAATCCTGAAACACTTATTGCAAAATGCGCATCAACATGTTATGATTCTATGCCTAAAGAATTAGATAAAGCTAGAAAAATGATAATAGGAATTATTAAATCTGGACATGAAAGCTGTATAGAACATGCTTCTGCAACATTTGAAATATCAGGAGTCAGTAGAGCATTGACACATGAATTAGTTAGACATAGATTGTTTTCATTTTCACAAAGATCTTAGAGATATGTTTCTGAAGATGCATCAACATATGTTATTCCTGATGAAATAACTGAAAATAAAAATGCATTGTTTTTATATAAAACATTAATGGATAATATTTGGGAAACATATAAAATATTGAAATAGCTTGGATTGAAATCTGAAATTGCTAGATATGTTCTTCCAAATGCATGTAAGACTAAAATCTGTGTTTCTGGAAATTTTAGAGAATGGAGAAATTTCTTGAAATTAAGACTTTCTAAAAGAGCTTAGCATGAAATACGTATTCTAGCAAATCTTATTTTAGATAAATTGATTGAAATTGCTCCATCTTGTTTTGAAGATTTAAGAGATGAAACAAATATATAGAATACATAAATTGAAACTGGCAACTACTGAAGATAGTTGATTTTCTTGATAAGTACAATGTAAAAGTATGAATAACATTAAAGAAGAATGGGTAGATAAATATTGTCCAAAAACTATTGAAGAATATGTTTTGAATAAAGACACAAAAGATCAGTTTAAACATATTATAAACAATAGATCTATAACTTCAATGTCATTTGTTGGACAACAAGGATCTGGAAAAACTACATTAGCTAAAGTATTATGCAATGAATTGAATGCTGAAGTACTTTTCATAAAGTGTGCAACTGAAGGTGTCATTGATACGCTTAGAACTAAAGTTGAACCATTTTGCAATGCATTATCAATAGAAGGTAAATTGAAAATTGTTATTTTAGATGAATTAGATTCTGCAGCATCTTCTGGACAAAATTCATTTCAAATGGCACTTAGAACTCTTATTGAAGCTGCACAATCTGACACTAGGTTTATCATAACATGCAATTATGTTGAAAAAATCATTCCAGCAATTTTGTCTAGATGTCCAGTAATCCAATTAGGATATAGTCAAAAAGATTTGCTTATTCATATCAAGCGAATATTAGATTCTGAACAAATAAAATACACTAAAGATTCACTTAAATCTTTTATTGAAGAAGGATTTAAATATTATCCAGATTGCAGACGAATTGTAAAATATCTTCAAATATGTTCAAGTGATGGAACACTTAGAGTAAAACAAAACACAATCATAAATGATGTTAAAGATGATTTCATAAAAGAACTTGTTGAAATAGTAGTTTCAAGCAAAAATATTCTAGATGCAAGACAATTTTATTTGAAAAACAAAGATAAAATTTGTGATTTTATGACATATGCATCTAACATATTCAATTATGTCATTGACAACAATATAATCAAATCAACAGATGGAATATTAGTTTTGACTGATATTCTTTATAAAATAAATGTTGTTGTAGATAAAGAAAGCATGTTTTTTGGTTTATTAGTCGCAATAAGGAAATACATGTAATGGCATTCAAAAGCACAATGTTGTTTGATGTTCTCAGAAACATATTAGTTGACAAATCATTAGATATATACAATAAACATATAAATTCTGACTATTTCAAAGATGCATCAAAATTTATGATACTTAAATATTTAAGTATGAGTAATTAGTTTTGTGTTAGAGAAAAAGTGCTTGACAATTATGTAGTTTTAGAAAGAATGCCAGAAAAAACATTATATTTATGGTGTTTGAAAGCTATTCCAAAACAACATAGTTCATTCATTAAATACATTAAGTGAAAAAATAAAATAATTTTTGTATATTTAAATATCATGAGTAATAAATCAGATAAATTTGAAGTATTGACTGGACGTCTTTAGATTATAAAGAAACCACAAATGTGGATTGGAAGTATGGATCCAATTCAACAAGATATGTTTATTATATCTGAAGACAAAATTGAACATAAGAACATAACATTTATTCCAGCATTCAGAAAAATAATAGATGAAATTCTTGACAATGCATTAGATGCTTTGATTGAACATAGATCATCTGAAGGCACTATCAAAGTTGAAATGAATGATGAAAATATCATTATTTCTGATGATGGTCCTGGTATTCCTGTCATAAAAAAAGTGCTTTCTGAATCTGAAATAAAATCACTTCCAAAAGAAGAGGCGACTAAAGTAGCAAATTCATATATTCCAGAAATTGCATGGACACGATTGTTTTCAGGAAGCAATTTTCAAGATTCTGAAAACAAGACGACAATTGGTTCACATGGCTTAGGTTCAAAATGCACATCAATATTTTCAACTAAATTCATTGGAAAGACTGATGATGGAAAGCATTCTTGCACAGTCAAATCATTGAACAATCTTGAAAAATCAACATGCAAGGTTGAAGCATCATCTGGAAATACTGGAACAACAGTTGAATTTTATCCAGATTTTGAAAAATTCAAACTTTCAAAAGTTGAACAAGTCTACAAAGAATTGATGTATCAACGTCTTCTTTGTTTAGCTGTGACATTTCCAAAAATCAAATTTTCATTCAACAAAAAACGAATTGTTGTCAATGACAAAAAATTCTTGAAAATGTTCAATGAACATATTGAATATGTCACATTTGACAAAGGTTTCATAGGTGTATTGCCAAACAGTTATGATGAATTCAATTTTTTCACTTATGTAAATGGTATGCATATGAGCAGAGGTGGTTCTCATATTGATTATATATCTAATCAAATTGTCATGCCAATTCGTGATAAATTGTCTCATAAATACAAAACAATAAAACCAGCTGACATTAAAAACAAATTTACGCTTGTTGTGTTTCTTAGAGATTTCATAAATCCAAAATTTGATTCTCAAACAAAAGAAACTTTAACAAACAATCCATCTGAAATTTCAACATATTTGAACAATTCAATTGATTTTGATAAATTCACAAAACAAATTCTAAAAAATGAAGCTATAATCAATCCAATAATTGAGACATTCAAAATCAAAGAAGAACTCAAAGCTAGACAAGAACTGAAAAAAGTAAAGAAAGTAAAAGTCAAATCTGACAAATATATGAGTCCAATTGGAGAATAGAAATATTTGTTTCTTTGTGAGGGACAATCAGCTCAATCATCATTATGTTCTTGTATTGGTAGAAATGGATGTGGATATTATTGTCTTAGAGGATTGCCAATAAATTGTCTAGACAACAGTATTCAAAAGATTGCATCTAATCAAGAATTCAAAGATGTAATGAATATTTTAAATCTTGATATGACAAAAGAACATACTGACAAAAGTATTTCATTTGACAAAATTGTAATTGCAACTGACCAAGATTTAGATGGAATACATCTTGGAAGCATGCTTATTGGTTGGTTCAGAAAATTTGCGCCAAATCTTTTCAAAGAAGGAAAAATCTGTAAGCTTCAGACACCATTGATAATCATCAAAGACAATAAAGACAACATTAAGAATTATTTCTTTGATCTTGATTCATTCAAAAAATGGGAAAAGGACAATCTGAACACTAAATTGAAAATATTCTATCAAAAAGGTTTAGGTTCAATCGAACGATCTGATATAACTTGGTTAATGTCACAAAATGGTGGAATGGAACAATTTTTATATGAATTGTCAGAAGATAAAGATGGATTCAACAATATTGATCTTTGGCTTACTGGTGATGCAGAAAAACGCAAAGAGAAACTTAGAAAATATTCTTTTGACATAAATATGGCTTAAAAATGAAATCGATTTTGACAAAAGAAAATATTTTAAGTCGAATACAGAAATTGAATATTGACAAAAATGTCTTAAATTTCAAAACGCTTTATTGTAGAGATGAATAGTTAGCTAATGATGTTTTGTAGTTCACAAATTTTTTGCCTAAATCTGCAAAACTTAGAGAACGTTTATATTGCATAGAAAATGACATTAAAACACAATAGCTTTGTCCTCAATGCCATAAAAATATTTTGCAATTTGTGAAAGGAAAATATCGTCTATTTTGTTCTATTAAATGTTTGAATTCATCAAAATATCACAAATAGCATTGTGAAGAAACAACTCTAAAACGTTTTGGTGTCAGACATCATTGTCAATCTGTTGATTTTCAAAATGAACAAAAGAAAAGAAATTTAGAAAAATATGGAGTTGATTATGCGTTTCAAGCAAAAAATGTGATTGAAAAATGCAAATAGACTAAACAACAACATATTGAAGAAAATCCAAATTATTGGAAAGACAGAGAAGAAAAAGCAAAATAGACTAAAATTAAAAATGGACATAATCCTAATTGGAGAAATATTGAACAAGCATTATAGACAAAAAAAGACAATTTGAAAAAAAATCCACATTTCTATGATGAATCTAATGCTAAACGAATTCAAATATGCATAGAAAAATATGGATCAGCTGTGAATAGTGAAAAAATAAAAAAGACTAAATACCAAAAATCAATAGAAGATCCAGATTACTATGCAAAAATTAATAAAAAAACAAGAAAAACAAAACTAGAAAAATATGGTTCTGAGACATATGTCAATGTCGACAAATGCAAATAGACTAAATTAAAACGATATGGATCTGAAACATACAATAATTCAGAAAAGAATAGAAATACATCATTAGCTAGATATGGTGTAGAAAATTGTTTTCAATTAGATGAAATAAAAAAGAAAATTGCATTTGCAAATGCTAAAATATCATATGAAAATTTCATTTTAAACAATGAATATGATGAACCATTGTTTTCATTAGATGAATATTCTAAACGTATTGATGAACATGATTTTTTGAAATTTAAATGTAAAAAATGTGGATATGAATTTGAAGCTTGGCATCATGATGGCCATCATCAACATTGTCCTAAATGCTATCCAAAACAAATATCAAATCCTGAAAGAGAGTTAGTTGAATTTGTAAGAACATTTGGAATTGATTTTAAAACTAATGATCGTTTAACAATAAAACCATTAGAACTTGACATCTATATTCCTGAGAAAAAACTAGCTATTGAATTTGATGGTCTATTTTGGCATAGTGAAAATGATGATAAACAATCAAACTACCATTTGAAAAAGACAGAATTTTGTGAAAAACAAGGAATTCAATTGATTCATATATTTGAAAATGAATGGAAATGCAAACAAGATATTGTAAAATCTAGAATAAAAAATCTCTTAGGAATCTATGATAAAACTATATATGCTAGAAAATGTGAAGTAAGAGAAATTGATTCTAAAATTAGCAAATAGTTTCAAGATGAAAATCATATTCAAGGTAGTGTCAATGCTTTAGTCAATCTTGGTTTGTATTTTGAAAATGAACTAGTTTCATTGATGACATTTGGAAAATCAAGATTCAATAAGAAATATGAATA